GATTCTCTTCCGGTTTCTCGGTGCGCTTGGCGATCTCGCTCGACTGGTCCATGAGTTGGGTAATCATCGTCGAGAGATCCTTGGCCTTGATCGCCCGGTAGCCCACCACGTCGCCCACCTGGTCGTACACCGGATCACCCTTGTCGAGCCGCTCATCGAGCAGCTTGAAGCAGCGATGGGTGAGCCGGGTGAGATTGGAGAAGGCGATCGATCGGACATCATCGCGGACACAGTCCTCGAGGAATCGCCACCCCGTGCGAGTGACCATCTCGGGCAGATCACGAGGGAGAATTCCCAAGACCCTGGCCACCAAATGGTGTTGCTCGCCGCACAGGTACATCTGCACGGCGCGCAGGAGCGCCACGTCGGTGGGCGATTCGGGTAGATCAGGGGGGCGACGAAAGGCGCGAGCAGGAAGAACGGGAGCGGTGCTCCCATCGTGCGTTTGCGCCATGAGGGCGCACGTTAGCCCTCACTTCGCTGTCAGTCAAGGGATGTAAGCGGGAAGGAAAACGACGGGGTCCCCACCGTAGAGGAAGGCTTGACTCGAGGACCCCGGAAGACGACCGAGAGCCACCCCCCATGAACCATAGGGTTGCCCCCAAGGCCGGTATATACCGCAAAAAGATACCCCGGTCACGCTCGCGAATGACCGGGGCACTGATCTCATGGCGCGCAGCCCAGAGACCGGGGCCACCCTAGCCACCTGGGAAGGTGACCATGCGCTTTTGTCGAGGGGAGTCGACGCGCCGGAAGTTAGCACATACTCCTCTTGACAGCAAGTAGGACTTCGGACTACCGTCCTACACGCGAGCTCCTACCCGCCGGAACCCAGGCGGGCATGCCTCGCAACAGCGGAGATACCCTTCTCTCCGCAGTGCGTCGCTGGATGGCCCAGCAAATCCCGGCCCGGACGACGTTAAACAAACCGAATGCTTGGGAGCCGCCGACATTTCCGGTTCAGCGGCACGAATCTGTATTGCACTGCAGCAAGATGACCGCGGCAGCACCCGCGGAGAGGGGTACCCCTGTCTATCCCAACCTGAATCAGAGTCAGTGTGTGCTTACTTCAGCCCTAAATCCATAATTCCCTTGCAGTTTGTGTCCGGGCAGTAATCAGAATTTCCGACTGTACAGATTTCCCCCGCCCCCGTGTCAGGTCAGGGTAGGACCCGCCCGAACCTGATCTCATAAGCCCAGGTTATCGAATGTCTGGTGATCGATAAGAGGAGTGAGTGAGGGTGAGTCGCAGATCGACAGTAACCGACAGTAATAAGCGACGCTGCTGATATAGCCGAGTGATAAGGGAGGTCATGCTTATAACCTGCTGGTGATAAGCCAGAGCGTGCTTATGCTCGGGTTATATCTACCGCGTCTGATAGTGCTGGAATGGGTAGTGACGCAGAGCGGCGTCACATAGTGTCGTGGAGCGTCAGGTAAGCACAGGGTATGCCATGACGCGTTATCTTTAGAATCAGAAGGTTAGCAGGTTGGCATGTGAGGTGCGTTAGATAGGCCATGAATAGCGCACTGTTCCGAACCAATCAGTACTTACACGAGAGGGCGCAGGCCATGACACAGAACACAATCACGCGCGATCTGTTGGCGCTGGGCTTCCATGTTGAGCATACCGGCGGAGGATGTACCGCGCTGCGTTTGGACCTGCCGAATGGCGGTTACATCATGGTTACCGATGAACTGTCACACGAGATAACGCACGGCATCTGTATCGGCATTTATCGTGCTGACGATGAAAACGTCGCCTTTGCTGATACGCCACTGACCCGCTCTACAGGTGGCTTTCATCCTCTGGTGCAATCAGACAAGGACTGATCCCATGACGCTTACAGAGTTACGTACTGAAGCCTTAAAAGCCACAGCGTTTCGCGGTCATCGGATGCACTGGTGTCCGCCATGGCACGGCGAATCAAAGTCCGTGCAGCATGCATACTGCATCCGCTGCGGTTTAACAGTAGACACCAATACTCGGCCCGCGCCGAACGGCATTGACATAGGTGGACCGGCGCTAGCACTTAACTGCCGCCCGAGGAGTAGAACATGACACGACAAGAATGTGAAGAGGCTGTAGCGCGTCCCGGTAAGTTTGAGGGCGAGGCTGTATATGTCCCGTACTTCTGGGAAGCGTTCCTGAACGGTATGGCGGACCGCGATGACGGGCGCGTGCTGGGCTTTGATGTGACCGCCGAGGATAAGGCGATGTTTCCCGAATTGAAAGGGCGACACACGGTCCGGCTAATTGAGACCGAGCAAGGCTTTGTTTGCGAGGTACGCTCATGACACCGCTTCAGATGATGACCTGCACCGCAGGTTGCGCATCGGGCCTGCGCGAGGATAACAGGCACGGCGTGATCTATGGGCCGTATTGGGGTAATTCGCCCGATGGTACACGGCGCTTTCTGTCGCGACTGGAATGGGCGGCTTATGCCGATGAGTGTGTCTATTGTCGCGCGCAACTACCGCGCGGTCGTGCGGTTCGGATCACGCGCAAACTACAGGCCAAAGCATGAGAAACGATCGCCAGGTCTATTTTGCCGGCGCTTTCACTGGGGCTAATACCCGGTGGCGCATCCGCCCGCGCGGGCCGTGGTATCGCCGCCTGTGGCGCGCCTTGTTTCGTCCACTGTAAACCTATCAGGAGCACCGCTCATGAGCGCTGCCAGTGATACCCAAGCCCTACAGCATCGCGCCAGTGTGCGCGGGATGCAGCTGACCTTTGCCCAGGCCAATACGCTCCGCCGTGCTGCCCTCACCTTGCACCGCTGGTATGAACTCGAATGCGGCGACGGTAACCAGTGGGGATCGTGGGCGATCGAGCGCGACGACAACGGCGACGGACCGCCGTTCATGGTCTGCCATCACTACCAGCACGGACGCGGTAAGGACTACACCACGCGCCGACGCTTGTCTGATCGCGAGGCCGGCGCACGCAAGCGCGTGGCCCAGGTCTGCCAGGAGGCCGGCTGTCACTTCTACCACCAGACCGACCCGCGCGGCTGTCCGTTGTACATCAGCACTGAGCCGATCGCCGACAATGATTACACGCGCGCTCTGGCCGTCTACTAGGGAGCTACTCATCATGATGACCACACAGAAGCAGGTACGCGCCGCCTTCTGGCAAGGCTGGCAAGGTCGGCAGCGGCCCAAGCGCATGAAAGACGGCGACTATCCCACGTACATCCGGGTGGAGTTTGTCGACTTTGTAGACATGCTCGTCCGCAACGGGCACATCAGCGAAGCACTTGCCCAACGGGTCACCTTATGAGAAACGATCGCCAAGTCTATTTCTCGGGCGGATTCTGCGGTCCTCGCCGGGAATTCAGGATTCGCCGCCTCTCACCTTGGCAGCGCTTTGTGCGCTTCCTCTGGAGACCGCTGTGACCGACGACACCGTAATCCTCTGTGACAAAATCATTTTCTGACTAGCCGTGGCAGGCATCGCGGCCATGCTGATGGGATTCATATGAACATTCGACCTGAACACATCAAACTCACTGAACGCCAGATAAAGGCCATTGCAGCGCTCTGGGATGCTACCGACGAGTTTGCTCAAACAACACCCTATTGGGATCGTGACTGGCAGGAGCAGCAAACGGCGCTAATCGCTGCCCGAGAAGAAATGTGTCGCTGCTTCCCGCCCGATCATCCCGTGCAAACCAGGATGCTCATATGAGAGTCCTCAATATCGACGACCTGGCGGACGATGCTTACGAAATGCACCGCTCCGCCTGCGACATGGGCGAGAAGTGTCCGTCATGCTATCACTGGGCCACGTCGGTTATCCCGATCACGGTCACCATGGACATGCAGGGGACCGTGCTCTTTCGCTGTGAGCAGTGCGGGCATGAATGGCCCGATCCTTACGCGGAGGCACCCCATGTCCAAGCCTGACATTCCGATCACCGACAAGCGCTTTGTCTACACCAAGGCGATCGACACCGACATCCGCAAGACCTTCGAGCGCGTGCGCCGTGAGCAACGCGCCAAGAGCTTGGCGATCGTCAAACCAATAAGGAGCAAGCAATCATGAGCAGTATCAGTCGGCAATCCATGCGAGCGGCAGCATTGCGCTTCAACTTCACCCAGCACGGAGCAGACCAAGCAGCGGAAAGCAGCATTAGCCGTGCGCGCGACGTGCGCTTGATCTGGGCCGATGACGCACTGAAGCATCTAGCCAAAGCGCGCGATGCGCTGATCCTTGCTGACGCACCGCAAGCCCTGGCAAAAGTCCGGCGAGCAATCAAAAGCGCCGAGGGTGCACGTAGACATGCAAGGCTGGACTTTGTCCGCGCCTGTCGCCACGAACGAGAACTGATGAAAGGGACATCATGAGCGAAGCTATTGCTAGTTTCAGATTCCGCCTGCGCGAAGCCTCCCGGCTCGCGCTCGAATTGGGCGACAAGCTGCTGCAACTCTCGCAGGATGCGGTCGAGCCGAACCAGAACCAACTGACCGAACTCCGCCACTTGGAGCAGTCGCTCGACGTCAACACTCGCTATCGCATGCCGGACATCGCCCAGGGGCATATCCGTGATACAGCGCCTTTTGTCGGAGAACGCGCATGATTCGCGAAATGATTGTCAAGGATGACGATCCGGTCCCGACCATTGATACGCTTGACTGGTATCCGCACAACGCGGGCATCGGCGGTGAACGCGCCATAGTGCGCTTTCCGAATGGCTACCGTGCCAGTTGTATCCGCGGTGGCCCGTTCTATACCGACAACGGAACCTACGAAATAGCTGTAATGGACGCTGGCGGCTATACCAACTCGACACCAATTCATAGCGATGGCCCGCTCGCTTACCAGACCACCAAAGAGGCCAACCGAGCCCTTCGGAAGATTGCGGACCTACCGTGCCTCAAGTCATGAGGCGCCTTTTGCGCAGTGACGCGCTGACCATCGTGCTGCTGCTGTCTCTGGGCGTGTTCTACGCCTTTCTGATCGTGGCAGTGGTCTATAACGTGGCGCTTTCCATCAACGGAGGGAAGGTATGAAGGACTGCCCGCTATGCGGTAAGAGTTTCGGCAAGTGTCGATGCAAGTGCTGCAAGTCATGAACGACGACGCGGCAGTCCTCTTGGACAAAATTATCGTATGGCTGGCCGTGGCTGGACTGCTCGCGCTGGCCGTGGGGTGGGTGGCGTGAACCACTACGAGCGCGACTACGACAAGCTGGTGGCCGACCTCCTGCGCCAATACCCGTCCACCGAGGCCATGCACCGGGCCGTGGGCGGCTGGGGCAACTTCGACCAGGTGGGCGACATCGAGGTCAAGATCCTCAAGCGCTACGGCCTCACCGATGGCATGTTCCTGATCGATGTCGGTTGTGGCTCGGGCCGGCTGACTGCAGCGCTGGAACGTGGTCCATGGTCAGGGAAGTACGTGGGGATCGACGTGGTCCGCGCCTTGCTCGACTATGCCGCCCGGGGCGTGGACAGCGATCGGGACGTGAGCTTCAAGCTCACTGACGGCCTGACGCTGAACTTCAAGGACGCCGACCTGATCTGCTTCTTCTCGGTCCTGACGCACTTAAAGCCGGAGGAGAGCTACGTCTACCTGGCGCAAGCCCGGGATGCCTTGCGCGCCGGCGGGCGGATCGTGGCCTCCTACTTGGACTACCGCGGCAACTGGGACATCTTCGAAACCATGGCCGTGCACGTGGCCAAGCGCATCGAGCCGGTACACCTCAACACGTTTTTGGAGGCCAACACGCTGTCGACCTGGGCGGGCCATCTGGGCCTGCGGCTGGTCGACCTCCGTCCTGCCGACGATACCGTGTTCGGGCTGGGTCAAGCCCTGATCGTGCTGGAAAAATAGCCCTGCGGCTTGCCAGAATCGCGTCCAGTAGGCGCTCAGACAGCGTGGGTAAGGTCTAGACAGGCCCGGATGAATTCCGCCGCCTGTGGGGCGCAGAGTGCATTGCCGTAGCCGCGCAGTCGCACCACTCGGGCGGCAGCCCCTGAAGCCAGCGGGAAAATGCCGGGTTGAGCTGGCCGCGCTTTTCCGTCCCGGCAGGCGAGCCACTCAGCATCGGACCAGAAATGTGTACCTGCTGTTCGAGGCGCTTGCCGCGCGTGTGCGCTGCTCGCTTGCTCAGATGCTGCGACGTCCCTGGGTGCCGCATATCGCTGGCACTCGGCGTCGCCCACGATGCCAGCGTCGCCGCCATCCCCAGCGTCAGGCCAAATCCGTTCCCGTTGATCCCCTTCGCTTTCACTTCCTCGCGGCGCGCTTCCCAGTTCTCGTCCGTATCGTTCTGCGGTCCCGCGTTCGACGTCGGCCAAGGCGCGAGTTTCGCGTCCCATGCTAGGCTCGCGTTGAATCCTCCGCGCTCTTTCGCTCCCGGTCCCGTTCTGTCGTGCGTCTGAGGCGTGGGCCACGAAGTAAAGCCGCTGCCGGATATGCGGCGCCCCGACATCGCACGCGCCAAATGAGGCAAGCCCTGCGGCGTAGTCGCAAGTCTCGAGGTCCGCTCGAACATGGTCGAACCATAGCAGTCCAGTCTTGCCGCCAACTTGCTCGCCAAAGACCGTGACAGGGCGACACTCGCGAATGAGGGCGAACCACGCAGGCCATAGATGCCGCTCGTCGGCGTGGGCTTTGCGCTTGCCGGCGACGCTGAAGGGCTGGCAGGGGCAAGAGCCCGTCCAAACAGGTCTGTCATCGGTCCAGCCGGCGCAGCGCAGGGCATAGGACCAGACGCCGATGCCGGCGAAGAAGTGGCATTGTCGGTATCCGCGCAAATCGTCGGGTCGAACGTCGAGGATCGATCGTTCATCGACATCGCCCGGTGCGATCAGATTGCGGCGGATGAGTTCTCGGAGCCATGCGGCGGCTTTGGGATCGCTCTCGTTGTAATACGCCCCCACGGCTCATACCTCTCTCACCACGATCCCGTGCACCCAGAGCATCAGCTTGCGCTTGATAACATAGTCCTTGGTCTTGACCCCCTTGACGTCCTCGACCACGAACTTGCCGTCTTGGTCGTGATAGGTGAAGTCCGCGAAGTAGTACACCGGGCGCTCCCCCGCCTGCTTGGGGATCAACTCGAACCGCCGCTGTTCTCGTAGGTGGTGGATCTTCTCCGCCTTCTCCAGAAGCTTGAGCTCCTGCGCCCTTCTCGCCTCCTTGACGCTGGCGTAGCCCCCGGTCGCCCTGGACTTGTACTTACTGGGCTTGTGGGCCTGCTCTTCCGGCCAGTGCAGGCCGCGATCGCTCATAACGGTGCACCACAGCCGAAGCAGTTACGGTCCTCCGCCTTGGCTCGACGTCCGCAGTAAGCACAACACTGCAACGGTTCAGGTTCAGCGCCAAAATCATCCCATGCTTCCCATACCCCGCCAGTCGCCCCTGTGGGACCATGCGGCCAGTTCCAACCCGTGGCCCCATAGACCCCGCGGACCCCGGGCCAGAATGCCTTCTCGCTCATGGGCACAGCCGATAGGACGCCACCCGCTTGCCGCTCGCCAGCGTAACCATGGTGGTCACGATCGGCCAGCCCGCCATCTTCAACTCCCAGCAGCGTGCCCCCAGCCGAAAGCAGCCGAACCGGTCCAGCGCCTCCAAGGGCGTGAGGCTTGCCCCGGTCTCGAGATGCGCCAGGATCGCTTGGGTCTGGTTCATGCCAGCACCGCCTTGACCACCCACGTCTGGGTTTGGAACTTCCTTAGCAATCCCCGGTGCCCGTTGCGCGCGATCTGCTCCGCTTCACCAGCCGACTCCGCAGGATAAACCCCCAAGGTCTGGTCGGGCACAGCCCCCGCCAAGTCGTGCAGGAACACTCTCCAGTGTGGTAGTTTCGGTGCGCTCATTTATCCCGCCTTCCTCTCTGAGAGTTTATCGCTGATCCTGGCCCTGAACTCCGCCCAGGTCTCATGCCCGCGTGGCGCCAGCCCGACGCTCTTCCCCATCTCGAGCGTCTGGGCCTCGGTCTCCCACCACTTCACCCGCTTCAGATCGAGCAGCGGCGTCTTCGGGCTGCACTTCTTCAACCAGTTCTCCACGAAGCGTAAGGGGCGCTTGGGCCGGCTGGCTGGATTCTTCTCCAGCCACAGCTTGGCCAGCAGGAGCTCGCGCTCGACATTGGCCAGCGGATACCTGATTTGCAGCGCCCGAATGATGTCTGTGGATAACTCATGCCCCGCCAATTCCATCGAGAAGCCCCCCTCTCATGGTGGTTCTCACCTGAAAGCTTCCCCTAACCCACTGGCACGGTCAATGCTAGCAGGTTAGGGGCCTCACCCCGACCGTAGTCGGACCGTCATGTCATGGCTCTCGCCATGATCCCCCGGCGTGACGGTGCAGCGAGCCGATGCAGACCGTTATGGGATTTGCACCCCGGCTGCATTGCCGTTTTCTTCCACGCCACCCGGTTTGGTGCTTAGTCTCGCCTGGAGTGCGGCTGTCGCCGCCCGACGCTTCTGGGGATTCTTGGTGTCCAGCACGCCGATCGTTTGCAGAACGTAAATACGTGCCAAGCCGAGGCTAAGATCATGTAGCCGTTTGGCTTCTGCATAGGCTTCGGCAAGGGTTCGATGAGGCACCTGGCATCCCATGGTGCTCTCGACCAGAACGTAGTAGCGTTCTTTGAGGATGGACAAAGAAAAACCCCTTGAGGTCAAAGGCGGATGGTAACGACGTGCTACAACGTCGGCAGGCTCGCGCCTGCTCCCACCTCCAACCTGAAGGGGTCTTTTTTGTAGCATGCTGTTACCAACAGCGCCATCAGACTAACTCCTACACGGGTCATGTGTCAAGTAGGCGGTAATCCCACCAGTAGTGCCATGGGATAACCACCCTTTTGCGTTCGATCCATTCCAGCCAAGCGTACTCGTCGTCGATCGCCACCGGGCGCCAAGCAAACCAGCGATGCCATTCCTGGGAATCGGCCCAGCGCTTTCCGCAATTTGTGCCAAACCTCATGCTTGACAGCCTAGCAAAGTGTTGCCATCATGTCAACATGAATATGCAAACCGTGATCGCCACCCTGCGCAAGCGCTGCCAGCGCGAGGGTCAGGCCGAGGTGGCAAGGCAGCTTGGAGTCTCGAGCGCGTACATCTGTCGGGTCCTCAATGGCGAGAGGAGACTGGGACCGAAGATCATCAAGGCGCTGGGTCTGCGCATCGAACTGACCAACGGTCGTTGACACGTTGGCAACTAATCATTAGGATCGCCTCATGAGCAGGTACTACCGCGAACTGATCGAGCGTCATCCGGCGATGCTCCTCTACGATGAGGGCACGTTGGATCAGCGTCAGACCGAATTCCAGCAGGAGCACCAGGCTTGGCTTGTGGATCAAGCCGCACAAGCCGAGTACCAATCATGGTTGACTCAACTAGGAGCAGGCAATGACCTGGACCAAGACCGGCGGTGATTTTGAAGATCCACCTGTAGGCACCCATCTCGCCCGTTGCATCCGTCTGATCGACTTGGGCACACAGCAAGGGGAATGGAAAGGTAAGCCTATCATCCGGCGCCAGAACGTCATCATGTGGGAGTTGCCCACCGAGCTCATGAAGGAAGGTGAATACGCCGGCAAGCCGTTCGTGGTCACCAAGTTCTATACCACGTCACTCAACACGACTGCTAACCTTTACGCCGATCTCGTCAACTGGCGCGGACAGGAATTCTCTCCGCAGGAACTCGCCGGGTTCGAGGAGAAGAACCTGCTTGACAAGGTTTGCATGCTCTCACTCACTCGCAATGACAAGGGCAAGGTGCGTGCTACCGGCATCATGGGCAAGCCCAAGGGCATCGTATGCCCACCGCGGGTCAATGACTTGGTGTACTTCTCGCTTGAGCCGGACCGCTTCAGCCAAGCCACTTACGATGCGCTCTCCAACGGCTTCAAGGAGATGATCGCCAAGTCTCCTGAATACGCAGAACTAAAAGGCGGCGGTGGCAAGCGCACGGTGGCACCAGGTCCGGTCGACCAACTCGACGACGACATCCCATTCTGACCATGCCTTGGAACTCGCTCGCTGAGAAAGAACCGTTCTCCGACGCTGAACAGGCCGCAGCCCTTGCCCGCTGGCTGGACGAGCGCTGCGGTTGTCTCACCGCCTCACGCATGGCCGATGCCATGGACTTCTTAAAGAACGGGAATCCATCGGCCAAGCGCAAGAACTACATGACCGACCTTCTGGCCGAGCGTCTGACCAGCGTGAGCACCCGGCACTATGTCACCCCGGCCATGCAGTGGGGTATGGACACCGAGGCCGAGGCGAAACTGGTGTACCAGGAGATGACCGGTCACGAACTGCTGCCGGCGGAGTTCATCCTGCATCCCACGATCGGCAACTTCGGGGCGACACCGGACGGCTTCATCGGCAAGGATGGGCTGCTCGAGGTGAAGTGTCCGACCACAGCGACCTTTGTCGAGTGGCGCCTGGCGGGCGTGGTGCCGGAAGAGCACCAGCCGCAGATGACCGTGCAATTGCTATGCTCTGACCGCGAATGGGTGGACTTCTTTGCCTACGATCCGCGGATCAAGGACCGGAAGCTGAATCATTTCCTGCGCCGGTTTGTGCCGCCAGACTCTTTGGTGCGCGAGGTGACGGAACACGCGATGCGGTTCCTGGACGAACTCGATGATCTCTTTGACCGTTTCGTGACCGCATGACGATTCTGCTGGCCTACATCACCTTCACAATCGGCGGGTGTCTATTCTTTGTCATCGCCGCGTGGTGTCTTAACGACTGACTGAAAAGGAGACTGCAATGGGCAAGAAGAAACATCCGGCTGAGAAAGTGGACAACCTAGTGTGTTTCGGCGGCCCCGATCCCGGGACCAATCCCCATTATCCGTGCAAGCATGGTCACGTCGATGAGTGGCTGGAACCGTACTTCACCGACGACGGTGGCATCAACCAAGAATACTTCAACCAGCAGAACGCCCAGACGCAGTTCAATGCGTACCGCGGCAACAAATATATTGGTGGCGCAATCTACGCCAATGCTCCGAACCAAAACGCGGTCAACGAATGGCTCGCCTGGGCCGACGCCAACGGAGGGTACAACGACTCTCTGCCGGCGACGCCGAAGTGTCCCTCCGGAACGGCACCGGTCGTGTACGTGCCTGTGCCGTAGAGCTCAATGCCGCGCCGCTCTTGTCGCTTTCTAGCACTGTCGAAAGTGACGCAACTCCATTTAAGTGTGGGCCATATTTCGACTAACTGGCCCCCGACATAATGGTGAGGCGATGAGAGATGGCGCGGCCCCACTAACAATGCCCTACGGACCTAATAGAGCGACGATTCCCGGCATCCTCGGATGCTGCGAGCCTGACGAGAACGGCTGCTTAATCTGGCGCGGGCGCATCAATATGCACGGCTACGGCGTGCTGCATGAGACGCGCGTGCATCGGCTGATCTATGAGCTTATAGAGGGTCCGATACCGCCGGGATTGCAGATTGACCATCTATGCCGCAATCGAGCGTGCGTAAACGCGGATCACTTTGAGTTGGTGACATCGAGAGAGAACACACTGCGCGGGGATGGGCCGACTGCAATCAATGCGCGCAAGACTCATTGCAAGCGCGGACACGCCTTCAGTGCCAAGAATACCTACATCAACCGTAACGGCGGACGTTCCTGCCGCAAATGCATGAAACTGTACCGCCGAGCGGCCCCTTTGCGAGTGACACGATGAAGCTTGACGGCAAGCCAAGGCGCGCTGCGGCGCAGTTGAATTGCGAGGCATGGTATTACCGAATGCCGACTCATCTAGCGATATTTGTCCACACGAAGCCGAATGGGCCAACTGTCGCATGTCGGCTTACGAAGCGGCAAATTCTTGCATGGCTAGCGAAATGACCGCCACACGCGAGCCGGGGGAGTTGGTGAAGCGACTGCGCGCACTAGCCCGCAAGGAGCACAGCGACTACAGCATAGGCGACGAAGCCGCCGACGAAATCGAGCGCCTGTCCAAAACTTACGAAGAAATCAAATGGGAGAAGGAGCAGCAGGAACGCGCGCATTACTCGGTACAGGAATATATCGGCAAACTGGAGGCGCAGTTATCCGCCCCGCCAGCCGCCCCAGAGGGCGACTATCCATCCGGTAACGTGATTGGACCGTGCATCTGCGGAGGATGGCCAGGAGGTCCCTGCTTGCACTGCCCGCTGACCATTGCGGCGTCCATCCGCGACTTCGGCTTCAACGCGGGCGTGGAGGCGGCGGCGAAGGCATTTGAAACAATGGACCCACGCTTCTGGTATGCGGCAGCAGACCGCATTCGCGCCCTCGAGCGGAAATGAAAACCTGTACCAAATGTGGTATCGCTAAAGGCGCGGAGGAATTTCGCCGCAAGAGCGAACTATCCCACGGCTTAAGTCCGGCGTGTCGCGATTGCACTGCGGAGTACGACCGGCGCTACAGGCAAGCCAATAGGGCAAGAATAGCTGCATACAACCGCACCAAGCCACGACGCACGGCCGAAGATAGGCGCAGCGTGGAGTGGCAACGACGCCACCCGGCTCAGACTGCGGCAAGACATGCGGTGAAGCGCGCACTTCAAGCCGGCAAGCTCACCAAGCAGCCATGTTTCGTCTGCGGCAACGACGCTGAGGCGCATCACGCCTCATACGCCAAGGAGATGAGGCTATCTGTGACATGGCTATGCCGAGCGCACCACGCCGAAGTTCATCGCAAGCGCGGGCGATGAGCGCCTGCCTCATCTGTCGCACGGAAGCGACCGAGCGGCGCGAAGTCTACTTCTGTTGCCCCAACTGCGGTTGCTGGTGGCAAGATCCAGCCCCACCCAAGACCTTCATTGCCGAGTTCGAGGGCGATCCAGCCGTGATGAGCGAGGGTGATCGCCAGGTCAACCGCGAGCTCGCTGACCGGCTGTTCCGCAACGTCATGGGCGGCAATCCGGGAAAGACCTTGGACATCGGCTGCAAGCTACCAATTCTTGCCAGCGCTCTAGGTGATCTAGGATGCAGGCCACATGCATGTGACGCGGCGGAATTGAAGTACGCCTACATGGGCGTTCAAATGCACCGCACGGACATCGAAGATGACGACCAGTGGAAATACCTCGCCTCCTTTGGAAAGTTCGACCTCATCACCCTCATCCATGTTCTTGAACACTTGCTGGACCCATTGGCAGTGTTTCGAAAACTACGCCAAGTGATAAGCGATAATGGAGCTTTATTCCTGCGTCTTCCAGACCACGATGTTAATGGCTGGGAAAGGGACATGACTCCAGGTCATTTTCAAATTCATAACTACTTCTTTTGTGCCAGAAGCATTCTGCAATGCTGCGTTGAAACGGGCGCATTCGTCATGGCCGATTCGTGGGCTCTTGATGGTGTTGGACAACGGGACATCGTGTTGAAACCGATATGAGCGGAAGCTGGGCACGTGGATTAAGCACTCTGGAAAGATTGATGGCTCGCGTTGAGAAGACCAGCTATTGCTGGAACTGGACTGGTTATCCGAGTTGCGGCGGAAAATACGGACAACTTATGCACGACGGAAAACGCATGCCAGCGCATCGCGTTTCGTACCTCTTGTTCGTCGGCCACATTCCAGGGGACTTGTTAGTTTGTCATCACTGTGACAATCCACTCTGTGTACGCCCAGATCACCTTTTCCTAGGAACCTGTAAAGATAACTTACAAGACATGGCCAGAAAAGGTAGACGCCCAGAACAGAAACGCACGCATTGTCCACGTGGTCACGAATACACACCGGAAAATACGAAAATAATTCGAGGTCATATTCGTAATTGTCGAGAGTGCGGCAGACAGGCAACAAGAGAATGGGCTAAACGCCAATGCCTCGCCCGCTAACCTATCTCTGCTGTATCTGCAAGAACGAAGCTAGAGATATTGGTCGCATGCTTAAATCTACGGAACCAGCCGTCGACGGACTCATCCTGATCGACACGGGTTCCACTGATGGTACCGCCGCGATTGCGAGAGAGCTATGGCCCAAGGAGAAGTACTTCTATGCCGAACCGTATCTCGAAGCCAACGACGCGCAAGGAAGGCTTGCAGACTTTTCGATGGCACGCAACCGTTATCTGGAACTCGCGGACGGAAAATGTGACTGGGTGCTATCCCTCGACGCCGACGACGAGCTCAAGACGCCGGCGGCGATCCGTCGCGCGTCCTACCTGACCCAGTTCGACGCCTTCTCCCTCTGGATTCAGGACGGCCCGCACCGCTGGATGACCCACCGCATGTGGAAGGCCGACCGCGGCTTACGCTACGAAGGCCGCTGCCACGAGTACCCGAAGTGGAGCGCGGACATCAAGGACACCCATCTCGATCACTCGCTCATCATCCACCACGGAGCCGACACGCCGGGACACGAGAACAACAACACGCGCAACCAGCGCATGCTGGAACTGGAGTGGGCCGAGAAGCAGTCTCCACGCTGTGCCTTCTATCTCGCCAACACTCACCGCGATGGCAAGCGCTGGAAGGAAGCCGCCTACTGGTACGGCATGCGCATCAGCATGGGTCCGGAACCGTTCCGCGATGAGTGGCTGTTTGCCCACCTCTATTGCGGGCGGGCAATTGTGGCGCTCAAAGAGAACGATCTGGCTCGGGAAGCCTTCGAGGCGGGGCGAAAGGCCGCACCGGACTGGTGTGAGTTCACCAACGAACTGGCCTGGCTCGAGTACAACCAAGGGAACTACCGGGAGGCCATTGCCCTGGCCGTGCAGTGCGTGAACCAGCCCGAGCCGCCGACCCCGCTATGGCGTGAGCCTGCGTCCTACCGGGATGCGCCGGCGCGGATCATCTCTTGGAGCTACGAACACATGGGCGACATCGGCATGGCGAGCGCATGGTCGAGCATTGCCTGGAGCCTGATCGGCAAGCCGGACAAGGAATGGGAAGAACGCGGGCAGCGACTCGCCCAGAAGGTCATGGAGATCACCAAGCCGAAAGAGAAGAAGCGCATTGCCCTGCATCGACCTGGCGCGATCGGCGACATCCTCATGACGCTCAACCTGATCCCGACGCTCAAGGCAAAGTATCCCGAGCACGAGATCGACTACTTTTGCGCTATAGAGTACGGCGAGGAAGAAGCGTTGGGAAACATCATCAAAGCAGCGGGGTGTGCTTATGTGAACACCCTGACCACGGGTGTCTACGACCACGAATTCGAGTTGATCGGTTATCCGCTGCGAGAGGGCTACCCCGAGAAGCCCATGAGGAAGCACTTGCTGCACTACTTTGCGGAAGAGCTCGGTCTATCAACTCCGCCGCAGCATGGGTACAGCCAGTGGGAACTACCGCGAGTGAACCTACCCAAGCCGCCAGCCCCGCTCAAGACCGGACCCTACGCCACCCTCCAGCGTCACGCCGGCTGGTCGAAGTACAAGGAGTGGCCCAGCGAGCGCTGGGACGAAGTCCTGCGGGATCTCAATCGTTCCGGTATTCCGGTGTTCGAGATCGACGAGAAGCAGGGCCTACCACTGTCGACTGTGATCGCCCTGATCGCCAATGCCCGCATGCACATTGGCGTCGACAGCTTCGGCAATCACCTGACTCATATCTTCCAGGTCCCAGGCGTGATCCTCTGGGGTTCAACGCAATGGAATGCCGCAGGCTATCCGCACAACGTCAACATCTCGACCGGCATTGCCTGCCAACCCTGCTTCCGCGAGACCCATCCCAACTCGCTGCACCCGCGCCCGCCGTGCATCAACATGAAAGAAAATGGCGTCCACAGTTGCATGGACGCCATCACGGTTGACGAAGTGATCGAGGCGGCGACTTCCCTCTGGACCCAATCTATTGCAGCGTGACCGTATCCACGAACGCCGTATTGTCACCGGTGCCATTAGTCGCGCTCAGGCTGACGGTGTGCGTTCCAGCGGCAACGCTGAACGAATACGCGAACGGCGCGTATGCTGTGTTGCTCGTCGGAGTGGCCATGCCGATCGTTACGCCATCGACACTCACCGCGATCGGCTGATTGTTCGATCCCCTGCGCGCCGCGTTGAACTTCAACGTGTAGCTCCCTGCCGCAAGCGTGAGCGTCTGCACCACCGAGCCTGTCACGCCAGTAACGTACGTGCCTGCGGCCCCAGCACTCTGCAAGAACAGGCACTGCACCCCATCCGGAGCGGGCGGATTGCCAAAGGCCGCGTTCTTCGCCACGCCAGCATTGCCGACGAACGCCCAGCCGTAAATCCCGGCCGGCGCGTACGTGATCCCGTTGGTAAAGGGCGATTCGAAACTCCAATTTTGCAGCGTCGTTGGGGCATCACTCATCAACTGCGCCGCCAACCCGCGCACCTGAGATACCTGGGGGTCAGTGACGGAGCCCACGGTCAACGCGGCAACCGCCGTCTTGAGCGCGGGTACCACTGTGGCGTTTTGCGTTGAACTCGCCCCCGCCGCTGCAACCGCTGGCCCCACCTGTACCACCGCGCCATTCGCGTCCTGCGACTTCACCAATACTGATAGGTTGCTCTTGCCATCGAGAAACGGAACCCCGACGGGCAGGAACCATGAACCAGCAATACCAACGACTTCAGAATCATCCCCTCCGGAGATTACTTCGAACGGTGCTGTAACCATGATTCGAACGCCGGAAGGCGCTGGCGTGTAAGCCGCATCGGCGCCGATCGGCTGTCGGTACTCCAAGAAGTAGCGCCGATCCGTGACCCCGGTGAGAATCTGCACCCCATTGTTCACGTTCGTTGTCTCCAGCGTTCCGATCGTGAAGGTCTCTGGCTGGGTGGCAGTGCGCGCATCGTAGGTCTGATGCGTGGCCCACGTGAGAAGCCACTTCTGGAAAGCGTTGTAGTGCCCGGCGTGTTGGTTGCCCATCACGCTATGCGGATCACCGTACTCAGTGGCCGAGCCAATGCCCTTGCCCACACCCGGCGTGATGCTGCCAGCGTGCATCAACCCGTAGTTGTGGCCGAGCTCGTGCGCGAACACGAGCAGACCGGCGGCGCTGCCATTCGCGTACGCAAACATCCCCGGCGCGTACGCCAGACCTTTCCACCCGCACGGCAGCGCAGTGATGAAATAGACATTGGTGTAGCCCTTCATATCGAGCAGGCTCAATCCTGCCGCCGCCATCGCCGCGCCCGTCCACGAAGTAAAGTCGCACGTAGTCGGTTTCTTGTTGGCGATCTTGGTGACCTGTACGGTCCCACTCCACGCCACCTGACCGTAGGAGACCTCCGTGAACCAACTCTTGGCGAGCGCCACCTGAGCCGTGATCCCCGTAACGCTCACGGGCGGGTTGGCCTGATCGGAAAACTGGACGATCAAAAAGGCGACGTTGCTTGTCGCCGTCGCCGGCAACGTGAGCCCCAAGACTTCCAACGAGCTCGGGTCCACTTCATCATCAGCAGCGATGCCGCTCGGGCTCTGAAACTTCTGACCCTTGTTGCCCTTCACGCGCACCTTGGCGCCGCCTCTCACATTGGGCGGAAGCGTGTCGATGTTCAGGCGCGTTCGCTTGCCCTTGCTATCGACCACGCCGTAATCCCAATCGCCGCTGCCATCGTAGTCGGCGTGAATGATGTTCAACGTCCCATCGACTTGTACCGCAGCTTGACCTGAGCCCTTGGCGTGTTTGGTCTGGCCGTGGTGAACGCCAACGGTCTTGCCGTCAACGATGATGGTGACGTCCACCGGATCGGCGAACGCCGAGCTCGCCCACAAAGCAAACAACACAGAGAGAAACAGTTTCATGGTCTAACCCCCGAAAGAAAAACCGGCGCACTCGGCACCGGTGGTGTTGCCCCCCAACCGCGACAGGTTACGGCCCGGGCGGCGTATCCGGCGTGACCGCACCGAAGGCGAAGTTCGCGGCCACCGCGTCACCCGGGATGACGCTGACGGTATCGACACTCGTGATGCTCGTGGTACCGCCCCCCAGGTCGGCGTCGGCCACCACGGTCAACTGCGCCGCGCCCGTGTTGTCGGTGATGTGCAGCGTGGACGAGAACGAGCCGTCGCCGTTGTCGGTGAAGGCGGGCGCCTGATCCACGACGTCGGTGTTGTCCACCGACAGGATTGGCACACCATCGACCTTGGCCGGCTTGCCCTTCGAATCCACGAACGAAACCGTCAGCACGACGGAACCCGGTACTTCCGTGTCCTTGACTGTCAGCGCCATTTGAGCCCCCTCACAGGTAAAAGAGAAATTCGGGAATGCGTAGCGCCGCACCATTTCGACCACCCGATGGGCGGGCGGACAGAGCAACCGGCAGATGAGTTTCCGGAGCAAGTCGTCGGTCGATTCGGAACAGTCACGCACCCGGGCAGTATAGCCCGGGTCCATGACAGCCGCATTATTTCGTGGCAAGCGTCTGCATCACTGCTGTCTGAGCCTCGGAAACCTTCGACCCATCAAAGCGGTAGGCGAACACGTCTTTCCAGACGCCGAACAGGATGGCGAGCAACGGGCCGGCCACCCCGATAAGCCCGGTGTCGATGGAGTGCACGACGACGGCTTGGTAGATCAGGGCGAAGCCGAACCCGAGCCCGAGCGCCGTGACCGTCCAGCCGGCGAACGCCACCACCGTCGGGGTCATATCCCAGCGATCGACCGTGCTGCGCTGCGCGGCGGCGTCCCGCCCGGCGAGCTCGGCGGCCCACCGTGCCTTGTCGAGCTCGCCCAGCTTGTCGAGCAACGGGGCGATCTTGTCCAAGAGGTCGGAGGTCTGTTGCTCCACCGCCGCTACTTGGGCGGGGTCCGCCTTGCTGGCGATCGTCGCCGCTGCCTGAACGGGATCATCAATACCCGTGGCCTTCTTTGCCGCCTCGATGATGTTCTCGGACACCTGGGCCGCGGTATCCGGCGAGTCGGTATGCTTGGAGAGCGCCTTGGCCAGTTTCTCCTTGAGCAACGGGCTGAAGGCGGTGACCACCAACCCGGCGATCGGATTGAGTGCGCCAGCGATGGGACCGATTGCGTCGATCCAGTTCGGTGCTGCCATGGTTCCCCCCTGCTCTTGTGATGGCGGTGTCGGCGCTTGGCCCACCGCGGTCAGAATCATTGCTGCTTCGTAGGGTTGCTCACCATTCTCGTGCTGGATGATCGCCGTCGCAACCGCCGCCATGACCGAAGGGCTGTGCAGATCGATCGCCAGGTCCGGACCAATGCCCGTCTGATTCGCGACCGCCGTGACGTAGGCCGAGGTCTGGTTCTCCGTTGGCGGCGCCCAGCGGTTGATGATCGCCCGAATCGTGTTGAGACCATGTTTGTCCTGGTAGACCAGAAGCAGATGGCACAGTGCGGCAATGCCATGGTCGGCGGTATCGAAGATGCAGAAGCCTGCGTCATCCTTGCCGGTGCAACCCACGTAGGTCGAGGTGACCCCCTCGACGTAGCGGATGTTGCCAGGGTTGCGATTGCGGATACCGCGCGTGGTCATAGGATGAGAAGGATGAGAGCGACAATGGCGATCATGCCGAGCACCATGCCCAAGGCCACCCTCAGAACGGTCTTCCAGTTCACTTGATGTGTTTGCTCAACCAATCCCAGATCGTGACCAAACCGTTCCACCCGATCCATAGTGCCGCTGCCAGCACGTAGATCCCGAAGCGGCGGCTACGGATGAATACGTTGTACATCTCGCGAGTCATCTGGTTGTTCTCGGCCAAGTCCCGCTTCATGGCCTCTTGCCCCACCTCCAGATCACCCAGCCGGGTATTGACATCATCACCCCACTGATTCGTCGGCCCCTCCCAGGGCTTGCGTTGCTCTGCTCCCGTCCAGTCTTGGTCTCCCTGCCTTCGACGGACCCGGCGAGAGTTCATTTCGCCAGGAAGACCTTCTGCTTTGCAGGAGGCTCCCAGCCTTGCAGGCGCTTTTCCTTGTTGTCCCAGACCGTGCCGTGCTCCCCCCGGTGGAAGCCCTCATGGTCGACTGCCAGTCGACAGTGATCCTCATAGGCCATGATGACCCCACCGGGGTACATGCACTGCATCTTGTGCGGACAGCGGTTGCTGTCCTTCATCTTGATAACGGTCATCGCAGGCTCGGCATTGGTCCCAGCATCCCCAACAGAAGGTAAATCACGATCAGCAATGCCACCAGGCCAATGATGACCCGGATGATCTTGTTGAACGGCTCCGGCGGCGCGACGTAGCCCACGAACCACCAGATCGCCCAGAAGATGAGCGCGATGATGCAAATGTAGACCACGAGGTAGACCAACCCCTCGATGGACGGCGCAGCGATCGCGAGTGACGGGAACAGCAACAGCGGCAGCAAAGCGAGATACCTGCTCATGGTTCTACTCCCTTCAGTAAGTCCAGTCCGTGGCAAAGCCTTGCCCCTGGAGCGTGGACAGGTCCTTCTCGATGTCACCTACATCGGTACGAACGATCACGTCGTTGGGAATCTCCAGCGACTTGACCGCCTTGTACGAATTGCGCGCCGACTCGCGCACACTATCCCCGACCCCGGTGGCCACCACCAAGTAGTCGCCGCAGGACACCATGCAGCGCTCGTCCTCGAGCCGATCGTTGGGCGCCATGCCCAACATCACGTCGCTGGGAGCGAGATAGTCGCGGTACTCGTTCTTTGGATCAAGGTGCCAGATCGGGATACCCGATACCTTCTTCTCGTCCTTGTCGGGGTAGGGGAACGGAGGAATGGCCATCACCACCCCGGTCGCATGACTGTTGCTCGGTACGAAAGTGTTTTTGCCGTCGATCAGGTTCACCATCCACTCACACGGCTCGGGGTGGAGTGACTGGCAGATGTTGAACGACGGCCAGCCCAGGCGCATGGTGAATTCCAGCGGGCGTGGATCTCCGTTCTCGTCGATCATGGCACCCACCGCGACCGAGCCGGTGCAGCCGATCTTGATGAGTTCGCGCTCGAGCGGCAGCAACATCTCCTTGGCCAGCTGCGAGTCCTCGACGTACTTGCAGCACGTTCCCATCTCGCCGGTGTTGGGACCGTAGTCCTCATTCATGAGCTTCTTGTGCTCGAAGAATTCCTCGAAGTAGGGCGCGAAGCCTTTGCTCCCAAGCCAGCCGGCGACGCCGAACTCGACACCTTCGATCTTCTCCTGGAGCATGAAGCGGCCCTGCTTGTCCCGGTTCAACTCCGCCCAGCGGCGCAGCATGTAGAGCATGTCCTTGGCCGACTTCGCCACGTAGGAGAGCGCCTTGTCCTTGTCGCCATCGGGCTTGCAGACAAAGGTAGTGTCCGCATGCTCGCGCACGTAGGCTTCGGCCTTGCGATAGTCCGAGAAGGTCTCGTACTCGATGATGTTGATGCCGTTCTTGCGCAGGAACTCCTGACCCTTGCCGCGGTTCAACTCGAGTTCCGACGCCGCGAACGATGGGCCGAAGATCGGATAGCCCTTCTGGCGATAGACGTCGAGCTCACGCAGCCACTTCACGTTATCCGACGTAATGACCAGATCGGCCCAGTTCATGTGTGGTTGCCACTCTTCGCCCTTGATCTTCTCGACCAGGCCATCCCCCACCTTGGAGGGCTGCTTGGTTTCCTTGTCCGCGGCCATGCACACGCGCACGTAGTGCCCCGCGCTCATGCAGCGAAGCGCGAAGTTGAGAAACGATTGTGTGGCGTCGAGACAGAGGACGTTCACGCGACTTTGTACTCCTGCACAACACCCTGCGGTGCCTTCTTCACCTTGAGTCCGAACGGAGCATTGAGCCAGCGGTAGGCGTAGTCCCCGATGTGGGTCACCTTCTTCGACAGATCGTGGTCGAGGTAGACCGGGATGCCCAACTTCTTCACTTCGGTAAAGAATGGGTAGTCCTCGGTGCTCATGAGTTGCTGATGCTCGATCCAGCGCGGCATGAACCGCGGGCGCTTGAGCACCTGCAATACCCCGACTTCGATCAGGCAGAAACCGAAGCCGCCGAAATCGATTTCCTCGAGACCGTTGGTGAGTTCGTCGGTGACGATCTCCACGGCTCGTGCCTCACTGTCCATGCGCCGGCAAGTAAATGGCCATGGCTGGGCCTTGCGCCGGTAGTTGGCGAGCACGATCGGTTGCCGCCGCGCCAGCGCCAGGTTGAGGCAATCGGCATGGAAACCCATGTCATCATCGATGAACAGAACGTGGGTGTTGTTGGGATCACGCAGGGAATCCTCGACCAACTCATCGCGTTGCTGGCCGATGTTGGAGCCGATCAGGCAGTTGTACGACATCGACTGCTCTTGGCCCTCGAACACCGGGTTCTGGAGGTAATGACCGACCATGTGCAGGAGCGCTGCGGCATAGGTGGCCTTGACGCTGCCTGCGGTGGGTGTGCAAATCGCAACCTGGATCATTCGCCGCTATCCTTTTCGTTTTCGGTGTCGATCCATTCATCGCTGCCTTCATCGAAGAGCGATGGGGACGGACCTTCGGGGTCGGGATCGTCGTCTCCAAAGGCGGTGCCCGGCACCAGATCGGTGTCCGGCATTCTATTGCGTCGCATCTGAGCCTCTGAATTTCATCTTCTGCTCACGCTCCGAGCGCTTACGTGAGCGCTCACGTGCCTCATCCGCACTCTGCGGACGGCGCTTGAACTTCTCTGGATGCTCCTGGTATTCCTTCTGCTTGGCCTCTGCTCGAGTCGCGGCTTCTTCCTCGCGCTGCTTGTACGGCATGCCGTAGATGCCGAAGCTGAACATGCCGGCGAGTCCGGCACCGGGATCGCGCATGATGTTGGCCACCGACAGAGGAATGAACTCCTTGGCCGCATGCACCGGGCGCGTCATCCCGAAGGGATATTCCACCATCGGTGGACCATAGAGACCCTTCTTGTCATCCCACGATACCCACTCCTTGCCGAAGAACTGATCGATGGCTTCTTTCGGAAGCAGGTTGAGCTTGTTCAACAGGAACTTTTGCGGCGACGACACGAGATGCGCCATCTCCATGTAGTGCTTGTTCAACTGGATCTTGGTGCCATCGCCACGGTCAACGTAGGTCCAGTCCTTCTGGTCCCAAATGTTGTGACCGGTGTAGTGATTCGAGAGCATGTTGGCCGCACCGAGATAGGTGAGTCCGCTCCACACTATGTAGCTTCGGTACATCGAATCCGATGCCTTGCGATCGACTCCTGGTAGCACCGACTTCATGCCTTCGTACCAGGCGCGGGCGGCAGAGATGTTCCAGTCAGGAGAGAGAAACATGATCTGTTGCACCCGTCGTCCCTGCGGGCTGAAGATCGCTTGCGACATACGTCGGGTAAAGGACCCGGGAACATCGTTGGCGAGATTGAACCAGTTCTGTCCACCGAACATGTCGTTCACGCCCTTGGCGATCTGCTTGGCGATGAGCGTCGGATCACCCTTGGGATTCTTGAGCACCGCTGACTGGAGCTCGGCATTGAACGATGCGAGTTTCAGCGTCGGGAAGATCTCGTTCCACAGAAGGTTCTGCACCCAGTCGTTGGCCACGCGCATCGCCTTGAGCGGCAGACCCACAGGACCGAGCGCGTTCTGACCGTAGTTCAGGATGCGAGAGACAATGTTCGGGTCCATGTCCTGAGGAGCGCGCATGAACTCGAGACCAGCCCGTGACGCCACTTCGATGGTCGGCGCTTTGTCACCGTTGCGCAGCATCGCTCGCGCCGCGGGAATCTCGCGCCAGTAACGAGGAAGTTGAGTCAACCGTGGCAACGCGAGCGTGCCCGCGACCACACCCAGCGCAACTGGATGGAAGAACGACACCGTGAAGAACAGGGCCTTGCCCGCCATCGACGTCGCGTACAGCGCCCGCTGGATCATGCCCGGGTCAGAGGTGTCGAACAGCATCTTGAGCATCGGCGCCACGTCCTTGTGGACGAGCATGCCGTTGAATGACGGATGCTGCACCATTACGTAGTCGCTGCGGGCATCGGCCATCGCCGTCTTCTTCATTGCTGCCGCAGTCTCCGGCTCGACCGCCAGGTGCTTCGACATCTGGTCGCTCGCCTTCATGATGCGACCCATGGACTTGTCCCAGTTCATGCCGATCACCACCGGCACCGGAATGCCGGTCATCTCCCAGAAGCGATTGCTGGGCGTGTTCTTGAGATCAGTGATGAGTTTGTCGACCGCGATGGTCTTCTGCACCGAGCGGGCATAGTGACCCGCCATCTTCACCGGATCATTGGTAAGCGGGATCAGCGGGAACTTGCCTTCGGCGTGCAACCGCTCCGCGGTACGATAGTCAGGGATGGTCTTTTGCAGGTTGAACCTGGAGTTGCGCGACATCCCGGTGTAATTGCCTCGGAACGCTTCGTCGGTGGTGAGCTCGCGCAGGATGTCGCCCCACTTCTTGAACGGCTTCTTTTGGTAGAGACCGGTAAGGTAGTTCTCACGAAGACGATCGATGGTCCCGGCGTCGTGTGCCATGGAACCCAGAGTGTCAAGGAACTTCCGGATCTCCTCGGCATAGGCTTTCTCCTGCGGGTGCAACTCCATGTCGCGATGGCCCTGCAACCAGTCTCGCACCTTGATGCGGGAAACGTTCTTGTCAGGCAGGCCAGTGAGCAGCGCATCGGTGGTGCGCTCCCAGTGCTTGGTGGCGTACTCCACCATCTGCGGACGGGCGAGAAATTCGTTGAACGGACCCATCGGCTTGAGTGATTTGTCCGCCATCTTCCGATCGAAGAACGAGCGCACTGCCCGTCCCACTCGACCCGCTGCGGCAATCCCCGCCGCTGTTGCACCAATCAGCATAGCCACCTTGATGGCCTTCGACTTGTCCTCGGTGAGCGCGTAAGCACCGGCAGCGCCCAGACCAACAGCGCCCATTGCTGCAAGCAGCTTGGGGTCGATGCGTCCGTATTGCTGGATTGCGGCACGTTCTTCAGCAGCTTCACGATCGATTTCCGAACGCTCGCTCTCGCGCTCCTTAGTGCGCTTCTCCATCTCAGAGCGGGCATACTCGACAAACCGACTCTCGGTCTTGGTAAGCGACTCACCTTTCGCAGCCTTGTCGAGTGCGGTATGAGCATCGCGCTCGGAGATCTTCACTGGACGGTTGGGCCAGAAGTCCGAACGCGGAATCCATTTGGTCCGTCCAACCACCTCACCTTGGGCACCCACCAGACCGCGTACAACATCATCGACTGATTGTTGCTCTCGGATGATGCGACCGCCGTACTCATGCCAGCCAATCTCGGAGCGCAACGGCTCGAGATCGACTTTGGAAGGCTCCGGCGGGGCTGGCTTGGGTAGCTCTCGATTCGGCCCCAACAAGACATCGGCCAATACCGAATCGGCGTACTTCTGCCCGCCCATGAACTTGGTGAGCCGCTGCCGCAGCGCACCAACACTGATCGGGACCTTGCCCGCCATGTCGCGCGCAGCCTCCTCATCGATCCCGGCTTCCTTCAGGATCGTGAAGGTCTCCTCGGGCGTGACCATCCGCCCCTTGAGTGGCTCGGGCAACGGCTTGAACGCCTGCGGCTTGACTACCTTTTCTTCTTCGACGTCAGGCGCTTTCCGGTCTTCAGGCTTTGCCCGGTCGACGACTGGCAGATCGCTGCCGCGCTCGACTTGCCCTTCTTTCCCTTGAGCTTCTGGTAACACCGGTCTACTTTCGTCCCGCTCGGCATGATCGATCACCTCCTTCGCGTCCTTGACGATACTCGCTCGCTCCTCGGGCTTGACCCCCATGGCTGCGAGCACCTGGTCCGCCGCCTGCACTGGCGGCATGCCCTGCTCGATCTTCTCCTTCACCTGCTCCACGGCCTTCACATTGGCCTCGGGCGTGACCTTCGCTCCCTTGGTCTGCGCCGCCCGCACGTGTCCCAGCGTGGTCGCGGCATGAATGACCGTTGCCGGCGCCGCGGTAAGCACGCCCTCGAGGGTGGCTTGGCCCCAGTCGACCTTGCCGCCCGACGCCTGCTCGAAGGCGGATTCGGCCACCGCCAACAGCGGTGCAGCGGGACCAGCTGGCCAATACTCAGGATGCGCCGCTGCACTCTCGAGCAAGTCCCGTCCGAACTTGATCGGGTCGCTGCTCGCCGCTTTCCAGATGGTCTTCAACTGCTCCCCGATCGGCACGTCCGGCGCCGCTTTTCCATGCACCCGCTCACGCGCCAGATCGGTGGCCCACTTCATCATGGTGGCGGGGTCGGACTTCTCCTTGGCGGCGATGCGCCGCTCCCGCTCGCGGTCGAACTCGCTCTTCCCGTCCGGTCCCTTGGCCCCGATCTTCCCCAGCTGCTCGGTCTCCAGGTTCGATGAGGCGAGATAGCGACCCGCGATGGCCGGAAGAGACTGCTCGCGCATGCGCTCGAGCATTCCCGGCTCTTCTGACTTCTTCTCCGCAGGCTTGGCCGGACCTTGGGCCTCCTCGAAGGTGAACGATGGCGGTTCCATGGTCTTGACTCCGCCCGCGGCTTGGGTGGGCGTCATGGCCATCTTGCCCCCACCCTTGGTGTCGACCGTGAATGAGCCGTACCCCTGTTGCTTGGCGTCTGCGGCGACGCGCAACAGGTCCTCGGGACTGAGCGCCGGGGACTGCGCTTCCTCGAAGGTGAAAGATTCGGGCATCTACTGGACGAACTTCTCGCCGTCCCAGGTCGCCGGTCCTCGGGCGGTGTTGTAAATCTTTCCCTTCACCAGGTCGGTCTTGGCCTTGGGCAGGTCCAGCGGCTTCTCTGCCGCAGCAGGCTTGGCAATGCCCGCGCGCTGGAACGAGTACTTCTCGCTCCCGCCCATGTGCCCGATCACTGGCAGATCGACCCCGCCCACCGTGGTCTTCTTCACGAATGGCTTCAGGGTCTCGATCGCCTGATCCCGGGCCTCGTCGAGCTCGATTGGCTGACCCTTCTTGGCTGCTGCGGCCCGAATCTCGTTGGTCTTGGCGGCGACCGAACGTGCAAATCCGTCAAGCGAATCGTCGAATTCTCCCTTGAATTCGCCGCGGATCGCGGATCGGGCCGAGTCCACCGCTCCCTTGGTCGGTTCCTTGTCAGCAATGGCCTGCAAGCGGTCCGCGGATTTGTCGGGTGCCGTCTTGCCACCATCCCCAGCACGCTCTTTGCCAGTCTCGTGCCCAAGCAGAGGTTTGCCCGCCCGCGCACGTTCGGCGTTCACCCGCGCGATCTCGGCCTCAGAATCGAGCTTCTTGGTCCGTGCCTCCTGCTCCTTGCGCAGCGACTCCTTGTTCTTCTGCTCCTCGGCGAACTTCTGCGCCTTCAGGTCCTCATCGGCCTGCTCCTTGGCCGTCATGGAGGTGTGAGCGATGGTTGATAGTGTGCGCTTACTTGTTTCCCCGAACACCGGCTGATCGTTTACATCCCGATCCCAGACGTACTTGCGCGCCGCATCGGGGTCGAGTCGGACGACGTCGTTGTAGACCTGGTCGAAGTTGCTGCCATCGGCCTTGAGTGAACCCGCAGCCCCGCCGATCTCCCGCAACTGGTTGCGCTGCTCGAGCCGCAATTCCCGGTTGGCATTGATGAGCCGGGTCTGGAGCTCAGTCGCCTGCCGCTGATAGAACTGCGCTGCCTCGACACTGCCACCGGCATTGGCAATCTGCTGTGCCCGGGCATTGGCCTGTGACCACTGGGTCTGCAAGGCCCGGACGTTCTTCTGGGCGAGCGCCACTGGACTATCGTTCTCGCTCGGCACGTCGCTCTTGTCGATCTGATTCTGCATCCCTCCTTGCAAGTCCTGCTGGAGCGCTTTGACCGTGGCCTGTCGCTCCTGCATTTCCTGCTGCTTGTACTGCATCTCCTGCTGGCGGTAGTCCCCAAGGATCTGCTGGTTGCGAATGTTCGCCTGCCGTTGCAGGGTGTCCTGGATCACCCCCATGACATTCACTGAGCCAAGAGCGCCGAACGGATTGGCCATGGTCAGCCCCCGATTACATCAGTCATTTGGAAGATGTCGCCGCTGCCACCCTGGAAGAAACCATCGAGCACGCTACCGAAGTCACCGGGACCACTTACCCCAGCCACGTCGCCCGGGGTCATGATGTCGCCCAGCGTTCCGCCCGTGTCCAGACCGCCCGCGGTGATACCGCCCTGATCCAGTAGTTTCGAAATGTCGATTCCGCCCCCGCCGCCACCGAAGAGCTTACCGATCGATCCTGCAAGACCGGCCAGCCCGCCTCCAGTGTTCAGACCGAACAGCGAGGCAAGGAGTGGAAGCACGCCGGCGAGACCATTGGCCAGATTCGATCCCTGCGTTTGCAGGTTGCCCAGCTTCAGACCCGCGGCAGCGACCGGAGACCCGACATTCACGCCCGCCAGGTTGGAGAGTTCGTTGAAGCGTTGCTTCTCGAAGTCGAGCGCCGAAGACTGCCCGAAGCTGAAGAGGTCCGCCAAGCGATTGCCGCTCGCGCCCATGCCCGCCGCCCCGAACTGGCGGCTGATATTCTCCGCGCCCACCTTTTGCGCCGCCTGGAACGCTGGATCGGTGAAGATCGACCCCGGGTCCTTCATGAAGGCATTGAGTTGATCCATGTATTGCTGCCGATTCGGCGCCCATGGATCGGCACTATCCGCGATCTTGTTGGCATCGGGCGAACCGGTCAGACCAGTGATGAGCGAGATAATCGACCCGATGTCCTGCGGCAACTGTGCCGTGCCGGTCGTGTTCGGAACCGCTGTCGTCGCTTCAGGCATGTCAGCCACCGCCTTTCAGTCGGCTCAGGAGCAACAGGATCGGGAGCAGCGCCCCCGCGTTGGCCTGTGCTCCGCTCGCCGGCGTCGTTGTACCACCGCCGGACACTCCTGCACCCGTTGTTCCACCACCCGCTGCCCCACTCAACAGATTGCCCGCGGTCTGACCCAAGCTGGGTATCTTCCCCAAGAGACTCCCGGGACCGAACATACCGCTCGCCCCACCGACCGCGCCGATCGCGCTGCCCATCCCCATGGTCATGAGGCTCATGGCGATCATCGGAAACCACCGGCTCATGAAGTCGGTGTCCTCCGGGTGCTTGATGTTGTAGACCGAAGTGATGTCGCCGTAATTGGTGTCCTTGGCCACCCCTGCCGGATTGATGACCTGTCCCGTCCCGCTGATCCCCTTGGGGTCCCAGAATGATCCAAAGGCCGCAGTCTTTCCTCCGGGCAACTGCGCCGCGGGGATGTTACTCCCCAAATAGTTATAGGTGGTCTGTCCGGCATCGTTGGTCCCGGCAGCGGAGATGTACCCCTTGTTCAGGAAGTACTGGGTCTCCGCGTCCGGTGCTCCCGTGGTCGAGTAGCCCCCGGCGTACTTGAAGAGATCGGCCAGCGGATAGGAGGGATCAGCCATCAGGATTCACCCGAACTGGCAGTCACTTCGAGGGCTTCCCAACGCAAGGGCTGGTCATCGGTGCGCGTAAGCCGGAACGCGCGTCGGCGCGCCGAGCCACCCCGGTTGAGCATGGGCCGCATGCGCGACTCATCGAAGATGCCCCACGTGTTCCACGTCTGGTAGTCGTCGTCGCTCACCTCGAGCGTCGATGTTGCCGTGTTCAGGTCCGCGACCAGATCGGCCTGGCCGAAGAACTTGCGCACCAGCGTATCGCCATCGATCTTGTCGGTCTGGGAGCGGGTATCGAAGGCGATCCCATCGTCGTCGTAGAGCTCGAACGACGCCGAGAAGATCATGCCGCCAAAGTCATCACGACCAAACCAGATGTCGCCGCCCGTGAAGAACTCGGTGAGCGCGATCGAGTACGGCACGGAACCATCCGCCGTGACATTCGAGTTCCACGGCCCCCAGACGCCGGTGTCCATGTCGTAGGCGATGCAGCCGCCGCCAAAGAACTGGAGCACGTAGAAGGTGTGACCCTCCATGCCGGTGATCCATGAATTCACCGCGGAATTCATGTTAACGTTCAGCACCTTGTCGACCCACTTGTTCGACACCTTCTTCGGGTTGAGACCGTCGAAGAGGTACACCCCCCAGTTGCGCTCCTTGGTCTGAGCCACCCAGATCAGCGTGTTCTTGGCTGATTGCAGGGTCGAGGCAAACGACAATCCGACCTTGATGTTGGTCGACTGGTACGGCGAGAGCGCAATCCCCGGCGCCGGATTGCCGGCATCGTAGAAGAACTGGCAGGTGTATTGCCCGAACGCCACCAGGTAGTTGAGGTACTTGGCGATCGCCACACCCGGATCATCCTCATAGCTCGCCACCACGAATTGCAGGCTCGGCCACTGGGTCGCGTCCTCGAGCGCGCAGGCGCGAATGGTGCCATCCGGCTCCATCACGTAGGCGAAGAGGTTGAGCACCACCAGCCCCGGCACCGTGATGGTCGGGTAATTGGTGTCGGTCACCGGAATGAGCGTGCCGGAAGACAGAATCCAGAAGTTGCTCTGATTCTTGATGAGCAGCTGCGCGCCATTCAGGAAGGTATTGAACTGGTACGGCTGGCCCGAGAGTACCGGACTCATGGTGAAGGTCGACGGCAGGGCAAGATCCATGGTGCCGTACCAGACTTCCTGCAAGTCGGTGGCGCCGTCGTTCCCACCCAGCATCCACATGTCGAGATAGCGGAATGAATTCACCGTCACCGGCGTCTGGAAGGTCACCGCTGCCGCACCACCGCGCGGAGTGAAGCCTGCGCCACCGCTCACTTGGTTCCACGTGGAACCATCGGGCGAGCTCGCCCATGTGTCGCTCACCAGCACTCCGCCCGCATCACCACCGATCAGCCACATGTGGTTGTTGTAGACGGTGTAAGCCATGATGGCCTTGCCGGTGGTGAACACCGAGTTGACGTTGGTCCACGTCTGTCCATCCGGCGATGAAGACACCTGGTTGATGGTGATGGTGCCTGCCGCATCGGCATAGCCGCCGACAATCCAGACCTTGTTCTGGAAGAAGAACATGGCGTTGAGGAATCGCGGCGTGCCCGTCGCAGTGGCCGTCAACTGAGTCCAAGTCTCCCCATCGGAAGAGAACCACACGTCGTCGAGAAGCGTGCTGGTTCCATCTTCTCCGCCGTACAAGTAGATGCCATTGTTGGCCGCGACCGCGGTGAAGTTGACCCGAGCACTCCATGCCGCGGCAGCGGTCACCTGCGTCCAGTTGGCCCCGTCGCTGGTGCTCCAGACGTCGTTCATCACCCCGACGTGCATGTCATCGTTTTCTAGCCCGCCAAGCAAGAACATCTGACCATTGAAGGCCACGCACTGGTGTCCCTGCCGGTGTCCGAAAGGCGCACCGCTCGCGCTCTGGGACCAGGTCACGCCATCGGACGAGTACGACACGTCGGCTCGCAACTGGGTGGCCTCGCCCCCGATCACGTAGATGCGGCCTTGAAACACCGTCGCACTGAAGAACGCCCGCCCATACCACGCCGGCGTGGTTGCTTGGGTGAAGGTCGAGCCGGTGCTGCCCACGAACGATGCCCCACCACTGCGGTACATCGTGTCGCTGTAAACGGCGTAGACATTGTTGCCGTAGAAGGTCGCTCCCTGTGGGTCGGTGCCGGTGCCGAAATCGTGATTGAGCACCGTGCCGGGGCGCTTGAGCACGTAAAGCTTGTCGCCCTGCTTGTCGAAGCAGCCGTTCTGGACGAAGGAGTCCACGACGCCCAGCGTGCCATCGCGGGACATGAACTCCTGCACCAGAGGTAGGCGCGACTTGGGCATCAGAATTTCGGGTTGTAGCCGTAGGTCATGCGCCAGTCCGGCGTCATCTGCATCGGGGCCTGCTCCATAGCACCCCAGTCGGCGATCTCTTCCAGCGCCATCCGCGCCTCCTGCTTGATCCGGGTGATGCGCTGCTCGGGGATCTCGAAGGCATCCGCCATGTCGGAGGCGAGATTCTTGGTAAGCGCCTCATACCACTCGAGCGGCAAGTCGAAGGTCTGCGCAGTATCGGTCACATCCTGAATCGGACGCTGAACGTCCAGGAAGATGGTCCGGGTCATGTCGTCGGGTGCCACCCAGACATAGAGCACCCCTTGGGCGTTGGCCGGGTCATAGGCCGCGAGCGGAGAAGGTGCCATCTGGGGATCGTAGTAGATCGAGTTGGGCACCCCGAGCGCGCCCTTCTGGCTCATCTGGTCGTACTCGAGCCGAGAGAGAATCTGAAGCTGCACGTCGTTCGGGCTGGTGGTGCCACAGGTCTGCCGGACATATGAGCCGGGGAAGACCCGTAGTGGACGATAGGTGTCGACGTCGCCGCCGGGACCGATGGTGTAGCGGTACTGGTTGGTAATCATGAGCACCTGAATCCAGTCGCGCACCCAGAGATACCAGCCTTTGATCGCCCACTTCTTGAGCGCGAAGTTGAGCTTGCGCATGCCCTTGGTGACGTCGCCCGCGGTGGGCGAGGCCCCGTCGAGCACCACGCGCAAATCCTCGAGCGCGTCGGTAATGAAGGTCAGCGCCGAAACGGTGACGGTGTTGATGCTGCCGGCTGTGGTTGCCATGATTTATCCGATGTAGACGAGACTGATGTAGCCCTTGGCGCCATTCCCACCGTCATAAGTATTCGAGCCTCCGTCTTGCTGGGTCCCGCCTCCACCCGCACCATAGTTATTGACTGCGGCAGAGTCGCCGACATGCGCGGTCCGACCATTACCGCCAGGACCCCACAGAAGATTTCCACCACCTCCTCCCCCGCCCGGTGGTGCCGGACCTGTGGCACCGATCGGATAGCCTGCGGCAGGCGCTCCAGATCCTCCTGCATCGCCACCACCCCCGGAATTTCCACCGCCACCACCACCGAAGAACTTGGGTGTCTCCAGCGCCCCGATCCGACCATTGAAATTTCCGCCGGGAAGAATACCACCGCGCACACCGCCTCCATCCGAACCGTGGCCAGCAATGACGGCGCTATGCCGTCCCCCTGCCGTGGTGAAAGTACCAAAGACCGACGCCTCACCTCCTTGCGGGACACCAAATCCTCCGGGTGTCGTTGTATGTTGGCCAGCGCCCGCAACAGCGACATTGCCGGTAATCATCTCGCCCGGGACAAGACGGATCAGCATTCCGATCAGGAACTCCGCGGAACCACCAGCCTGTGTTGCGTTGTTTCCTGGTCCCTTTACTCCACCTCCGCCACTACCGCTCCCGACCATGGTGAGCCATGCCGCATTGACCCCTGCCGGCACCGTCCATGTGAACGGACCTGGCGTCACGAAGTCGATGCGCACCATGCCCATTCAGGCCACCCAGTAGAACACGACGTACCCCGGACCTCCGCTGCCACCACCCGTGGTCAGCGCCGCTCCCGTGGCTCCGCCCGCTCCGCCACCGCCCGCACCGTAGACGCTCGCGCCGACATTGAGTCCCGCCCCACCACCCGTACCACCCGTTGCACCCGTACCCCAAGGGGTCGAGGCACCACCCCCGCCACCTGCTGAACTGCTGAGATTGGTCCCGCCTGCGGCGCCCGAGTACCCGCCGCTTCCCGCCCCGCGCGATCCATTGCTGGCGGTGCCTACACCACCACCGCCGCCGCCACCCCCGCCGAAGTAATCCGGCGCCTCGGCTGAACCAAGCGCTCCGGTCGCCCCTACCCCACCACCTGCCCCATGATTGGCACCACCACCCTGACCGCCGCTGCCTGTGGACGATCCTGAACCGCCGCGCGCGTAGAAGGTCGTCGTTCCGTTGTTGACCGACGTATCGCCACCGTCCGTGCCAACAGAGAGTGCAGTCGCACCTGCGGCCCCGCCGGCACCTGCGGCCCCGATCGTTACGGCCACTGTACCGCTCGCCGTGACCGGGATGAGCATGTCCTGCACGAGCTCGCCCGAGCCTCCACCACCTCCGCCCAAACTATTACTTTGGAAACTCGATCCACCTCCACCCGCCCCGATCATCGTGACCCAAGCCCCGCTCACATTGGAGGGAACATTCCATGTGCCGCTGGCCGTGAATTGCTGGGATTGCAGCACTCCACCCGGACCGGTGGCACCCGTACCTCCGGTAGGCCCTGTCGGTCCTGTACCTGCCGTTCCACTGGCTCCAGTGTTACCCGTATTGCCGGTTGCTCCTGTTGGCCCTGTCGGACCCGTCGGTCCGGTCGGTCCTGCACTTCCAACTCCTTGCAAGTCATAGAGCGACTGCGCATTCAGAAAGAACAAGGCGAAGTCACACTCCGAGAAGTCCATCGCCGTGGTGTGATCCACTCCGCGCTCGATCGTGAGTGTGTAGCTGCCATCAGCGTTCGGACCTGACAGCGCGGTGACCTTGACGATCTCGCGCTTGGCCGGCGGGATCAGGTTATTGTTGATCGAGTTGGCATCGACCAGGGTGAGATAGATCCAATTGCCACCAGTGATAAGCGTGGGCAACCATGCCACGCTGGCCACGTTCATCGTGGTGGCCGCGGCAGTGAGCGCCGCGGTCAGCGTGGTCTGGTAGAAGTTGATGAACTGAACATTGGCCATGGTCTATCCCAAGAGTCTCGAGCCAAGGAAGTACGCATCCAGCAACATCGGGTAATCCTGTGTGGTGGTCGGCGAACTCGTATCGTTGATGAACACCGGCGGCGGATCACCCGTCGACCACGGCACGGCCTGGCGATCGGGAATGCCGCGCACGAAGTCCTGCGGGTTCCTGATCTCCCAGCATTCGGGACCGACCCAGAAGCCGTCCCAGCGGCGTCGACCCAAGCTGGACTTCAACTTCTGTCCGCACTCCTGGCAGCGGAAGTTGTACTGGCCCTCGGCGTAGTAGTCAGCACGTCCCATCATTCGACCCAATCGATCAGCAAATACCCATCCCCGCCTTGCCCGCCGTTCGTGGTCCGAATGCCTTGTCCGGCTCCACCACCGCCACCACCCGATCCATTCGAGCCAGTGAAGCCATTGCCAGGCGTTCCTGGGCCACCATTACCGCCGTTGGCGAAAGGCGATGCCCCACCACCCCCACCGCGCGATGCACCGAGGTTGTTGACCGTGTTGTCGTAGCCATTGATCGACCCGGTCCCGCGTGAGTTATTGGCTGCCAGTGTTCCACCCAATCCACCGGGATTCCCGCCAATGAACCCAGACCAAAACCCCATCTCTTCGATCGATGGCAGCGTCACGATACCCGCGGATAACGTGCCGCCTCGAGGGCCACCCCCGCGGCCACCCGAACTGACGTCATTCGTTGCTCCGCCACTGCCGCCAAGCAGGGTGATGAATCCGAACGTGGTCGATCCTCCTGTTGCGCCATTCTGGCTAGCCACACCCCCGGCACCACCCGCACCGATCGTTACCGACATTGCATCTGAGGGTGTCACCTTCATCGGTATGCGTTCGCAGAACTCGCCCGACCCACCACCCGACGCGGCGCCGGAATCGTTCAGGGCGCTACCACCGCCTCCTCCGCCAGCACCATTGCCGGTGACGTACACCGAAGAGACCGTCGCGGGAACATTGAATGTTCCGCTGGCCGTGAACTCTTGGCTCTTGGATACGCCGGTGCTCATCTCAGGCCACCCATTGAATCAGCACATACCCGGGCGAACCGCTACCGCCGCAGGTCTGCGTACCAGCAGTTGCTCCGCCGGCCCCACCACCCCCGCATCCGTAGGTGGTCGACCCGCCCGCGAATCCGGTGGCACCGCCCGTACCTCCGGTTCCTCCCGCGCCATAGATGGTGGAGCAACCTCCGCCACCCCCGGCAAAGCTGGTAAGGTTGGTGCCTCCCGTTCCGCCGGAATAACCACCCGCTCCCGCCCCAGCGCCGCCATTGGCCCCAGTCGCATTGCCTGCACCACCTCCACCGCCTCCGGCGAAGTAGGATGGGGCCTCGGAAGAACCAAAAACCCCTGCGGCACCAGGCGCCCCAATGGCCCCGCCTGTGCCACCGCGCGGTCCTCCACCTGTGCCACCGACACCGCCCGTGGTTCCACCTTTACCACCCTGTACCTGAAGATTGAACGTCGCACCCGTGAACGAAGATGTCCCACCTGTTCCGCCGATAACTCCCGTCGATCCTGCGCCGCCGGCCCCAACCGTAACGGTGTAGCCCGAGCCGGCAGCAACGATGACCGAAACGTTCTGCATGATCTCGCCACCGCCACCTCCACCGCCGCCTCGAGTTGCTGTTCCCGTTGCGCCACCGCCTGCTCCTCCGCCTGCGATCATCGTGACCCAGACCGACGTAACGCCGGTGGGTCCTGTGAATACGCCTGAACTCGTGTACTCGGTGCCGTTGAGCACGGAGTTAGCTGCGGTCGATCCGCCGCCACCCGTGGCTCCTGTATTGCCGGTGTTTCCCGTTGCTCCGGTTGCTCCGGTCGCACCGGTGGCCCCAGTGGGTCCAGTCGGACCGGTGCTTCCAGTCGAACCCGTGTTCCCGGTTCCGCCAGTTCCACCGGTGTTCCCTGTGCCACCCGTTGGACCCGTTGCGCCCGTTGCGCCTGTGCTACCTGTCGATCCAGTGCTGCCTGTCGATCCCGTCGATCCAGTCTGACCCGTAGCCCCGGTCGGGCCTGTGGCCCCCGTTGCACCAGTTGAACCAGTCGCACCAGTAGCCCCAGTAGGTCCGGTCGAGGCGGTACCGCTGGGTCCAGTCGCACCCGTATTACCGGTGGCGCCGGTGCCACCTCCGCCGGTGGCGGTGGGGTGGAAGTTGCACAGGAACTGGGAGAGGCGGAAGAGCCAATCCTGTCCCTGGTGGATGGGCGAGGTCCCTTGCGGAGGAGGCTCACAGAAGTTGCTCGCCATATCATCTCGGGGTCAGGCCGAGATCGGTCTTGATGCTGGCCAGAGCGAGGGCCAGCACGGTCTTGATGCCCGCGGCGGTGGTCACACCCAGCGTGGTCTTCCACGTCGCCCCGGTACTCACGGTCTCGTTCACGTAGTCCGAACCGGGGATCTGCGCCTGTCGCGTGCCCGTCTGGTTGACGTAATCGGCGCCGGGGATTTGCGCTTGCCGAGCCATCAGGCCACCGTCATCAGCGGGTCCACATAGACTGTCGTGGACGCATTGCAGAGCTTGACCGTGGCGAGGAAGTAGCCCTTCAATTGCGGCGTGATCGGACCCACGCGCAGATAGCCCTTCTGCGGATTGCTCATGCCCGTCGTCGTCCACGTCGCGCTGCTCGCCGGTATCGCGGTCGCTGTGGTGAGCACGGTAGCTGGCGCGCTCGATACCAGCGTGCCCTGCGGATTGCCCGAGGCAGCGTAGTAGGTCACTTCGAGCCAGACTTGATTGTTGTTTAGAACCGTCGCCGAGTCGTAGACAATCTCGACGGTGATTGTCTTACCGGAGCCAGTCGTGTCATTCCAGATGACAAACTCACCAGTTTGAAGCGCGGTGACCGGGAACGTACCGGACGCCGCGAGGCTGACCATCTTCCACGACAGCGGCGTGGTGCCGTCCGACGCGCCTCCGGTGCGCACTACTGTGGTCTCACTGTAGACATCCCCGAACTGCGTCTGCCGATGCAGGATGTAGTTCGTGCCTGAGGAGTCGCAGTTGTTGAGCGTGAAGACTGACCCCCATCCTGTAGTGGTCGAGTTAATCTGCCCGCTCCACGAAGATGGGAGCAAAATGTTTCTGAACGTGGCCTGCAAATTAGCAACAGCGCTTAACAACAAGTTCACACTTGAGGAAGCATTGGTGAGGTCAATGTTCTGGATCGTGCCGACGACAGAGCTAAATAAATTGGTCGGCGAGCTTCCCCCCGCTAATAAACTGCCGCCCGTCCATAAAAACTGCGTCGTTGTCTGGCCCAATATCCTCTGCCCGGGATCAGCAAACTTTACGGTGCAGTTGATCCAAGTTTCGCCATTGGGCGAGACTTGAGCGGTCGTGCTCGTTGAAGCAATTTGGAACGAGCAACTTTCGCAGACATTGGTGCCGCCGACATTGCTGACAAAGGACGATGTTCCAGCACCAACGATAAACGTCAACCCATAGAAGTAGACGACGTTCGATGCGCCCGCGCTACGAGTGAGATTATTCGCCCCGGTAACATTGACCGTGTAACCCGCCGCAACCGTTGTTGGCGGCTCGCCAGTGGTTTTATCGGCGCTGATGATTCTCGTCGAACTTGTAGTCGTCCCAGCCCAATTCCATGACACAGCACTCGCCGTTGTTTCGGAGCCGGTGCTGGCGCAATAGGCGACGTTGCCTGGCTGATCTATCGCTGCAATCGTCGCCAGCGTCGTCGCCGCATGCGCCCATGTGTCATAGGGATAGACGTTCCCACCGGCACTATCGACGTAGAACGGATTACCGAGCGTTGCATAGGAGAACGGCGGACGCGGCGGCGGGAAATACTGCACCACCGGCAGACCGGTCGAGAACGGTATGCCGCCGCCTCCGGGTACGCTGGGTCCGCCTGCGCTGAACATCAGTTACGCGAGAAGATGTAGGCGTACTGCACGATCTGCGAGTTGGTCGTGCTCGCGGTCTTGCGGATCGTGATGTTGCCGTTGATCGTGCAATCGACCGAGGCCGACGTACCACCGAAAGTGATGACATTCGGATTGGCTGTGCCAGACGATACGCCACCCGCCATCGCCATGAAGCCGGTGCCGATCACGGTGGAGTTGGCGCCAGCCGCGCCGATGGTGCGCACGATCACGTCGAAGGCGAGATACCAGCCCGCCGTGGTGATGGTCACCGTGCCCTGGGTGAGCGACACGCCCATGGTCGTACCTGCCGGTCCCCACTGCGGGGTGACGATGAAGGTACCGCCGGTAAGCGAGATGGTGCCGCCCGCCCGCACGCAGTAGATCTTGCTGGCCTTGGCGTCGTTGGCGAAGATCGGCGTCCAGGTGATTCCGGCCCACATATCCTCGATCGAGGTCGAGGAGTTGGTCTGGATGTTGGCCACCGCGACGTCGATGTACGGCCCGTCGTTGAAGAGCTGCCGCCCTTGCTGCTGCTGGTAGGGCAGACGCATTTGCTCATCACCATCCGGTTGCAGACCGTAATGCTTGAGCAAGTCGGCGCGCTGGGCGCGATCAAAGAGATAAGAGTTTCTCATGTGTGCGTGATGTAGTTGAGATCCGGGTTGAAGTAGAGCACATGCGTGTCGATGGCAATGCCCACCGGCTGAATGACCTGGTCGGTGCTCGACGGCTGAGTCTGAGTAACCGCGCCATTGCTGGTACCGACGTACACCAGTCCGCCGATCGTGGAGAAGGTGAGGTTGCTATCGTCGCGGTAGATGCCGTGCAGCAAAACCACGTGCGAACCCGAGCTGGCAGTCTCCATGGCCAACCCGATACACGGCACCTTGGCTGTGGTCGTGGCATTGGCGAGGTCCACCGTGTCGGCCGTGCTGGTGTGATACAGCGCCTGACCGATGGTGATCGATGCGCCATAGGTGAGCGAGACGGTGATGCCGGTGTATGTCTGGTTGGACGGGACTGCGGTGAGAACCAGCGTGGTACCCGTCGCACCGGTTGCCCCGGTCGAACCCGTCGCGCCAGTGTTACCGGTTGCACCAGTACCCCCGGTGCCGCCGGTATTGCCGGTCGCGCCGGTGCCACCTGTGCCACCGGTTCCACCCGTGTTCCCCGTGTTGCCCTGCGCACCGGTCGGCCCGGTCGAACCCGTGGAGCCGGTATTGCCCGTGTTGCCTTGGGCACCGGTAGGACCTGTTGAACCGGTCGCGCCTGTCGATCCGGTTGCACCTGCGGCACCCGTCGGTCCTGTGCTACCGGTGGAACCTGCGGCACCCGTCGCGCCTGTGCTCCCCGTGGCTCCAACTGCCCCGGTTGCTCCGGTTGCTCCGGTCGAACCATCAGCACCGGTCGCGCCCGTACTGCCCGTCGCTCCGGCCGCCCCGGTTGAACCGGTCGAGCCTGTAGCGCCTGTTGCCCCTGTAGAGCCTGTTGCACCCGTCGCCCCCGTTGCTCCTGTTGCTCCTGTTGCCCCTGTCGAGCCATCAGCACCAGTGGGGCCGGTTGCTCCAGTTGCGCCAGTCGCCCCACCACCCCCACTGCCGGTGCAACCAACGGCAACTACGCCACTAGCGCATACGACTCCACTGACGGTGGTCGTCATTCATCAGGAACCAGCAGCCAGCCCTTGATTGACCGTCAGAATCGCTGCCCCCGCCGAGTACGCCGTCAGGTTGAGCCGCATGGCATTGATGGGGAAGGCGATGTTGCCCGAGGTCGACGCGGTCTTGCCGGTCACCACGGTGTCGTCCTCTACATGCAGGATGCGCACTCGCGCCCCCACCGCCATCGCGCTCGCGCCGCTGTTGAGCACGGTGTAAGTCACCACCGTCGAACTCGTCACCCCGGCAATATCGAAGGTGCCATCGAACGGTGCCCCCGCACCCTCCACGATCAGGCAATCGCCCACCTTGGGGGCGAAGGCTAGGGGCACGGTCAGGGTCGCCGTGGTGGTCGAACGGGTCAGCGACACCGGCGACTGATAGTCCGGGTTGACGTTGGTCTTGCCCGGATTGGCGAAGAAGGCGTGCTGGATCTTGAAGGTCAGGGTGGAAGAATCCTGCACCGAGACGTAGTAGCCCACCCCGAAGCCGTGCTCGAGATAGTCGATCTCGATCCACGGGCCGGCACCGGTCGCCCCCAGCGGTGTTTGTGTGACGCGCGTACCCATATGCGCTCCCTAGTGTTTGGTGGCGTGAATGGTGAGCGAACCGACCACCGGCTTACCTTCCTGCCAGCCCGTCGCCGAGATGAGCACCGACCCCGTCTTGGTGTCCGCCAGATTGTGAATGCCCGCCCGCGATTCGACCTCGGTCTTGCCCCGACCCTCCAGATGGCGGATGAGCCGTGGCCCTTCGGTGGTCTCCCACCACAGGTCGACCTCGACATCCTTGTGCAGGGTGTACTCGACGAAGTCGATGCGGAAGGTCGACGGTGGCGTGCGCGGATCGCGATACGCCTTAGCGATGTCGAGCAGCATCGTCGGCTCGATCCCTTCCTTGGTGTCGAGCACGATGTTCACCTCGGCAATGGTGTTGCGCGCACCATCGACTGTGATCTCGGGATCGAACCGGCTCATACCCTCAAGTCCGCGGACAGCTTCGACACAATGCCATTGACCTTCGATTCCCGCGCCGTCAGGTCCACATCGCGCTTGTGCAGTGCCCCTTGCAGGTCGTTGACGTCGGCTTCTCGCTTGGCGATCTTCGCCCGCTCGGCGGCAAGGGCCTTGGCTTCTGCCGCTCGAGTGTAGGCAATGGCTTCGCGATCGACGGCCAACTGCGTCAAGTCTTCCTTATGGGCCTTGACCGCCGCAGCATGCTTCTCTTCCTTGGCCTTGAGATCGGCTTCCCACTTGGT